GCCGGGGGCGCCGTTGGGGCCCCAGAAGCGCCAGCCGCGACGCCGGTTGGCTACCGTCGTGGCCAGCCACGCCGCGCGCATGCCGGTGTGCGTCGCGTTCGTCGGGTCGTAGTTCAGCGAAAACGAAGACTCGTCCCGCTTGATGGGACCGGTGACGCCCGAGTCGATGTCCTCACCGTGGGGCGTTCCCTCGGTAAAGTCGCGCGTTCCCGACAGGCCCGGGAGGTCTCCCCGCAACTCGGGGATGGCGGTGAACGTTCCCATCACGGGCGGGAGGCCCAGCTCCACTGCGATGACTGAATTGTGGCCAGACTGCGCCAAGCTCATGACGACTCTCCTTTCGTGGCACTAGGCGGCCACAGTTGCGTTTCTTATCCCGTCCAGCGCACGCCACGCGGCGAGTGCGCGAGTACGTCCAGCTGCGTAGCTGGCGGCTGTCACGATGAGCTGCACCGACAGCCTCTCATATCCCGAGCTGTTGCGAACGTGAACGGGCGACGTACCACCCGTGTCGATCACTGTTATGTACGGGCCGGTCCCAGTGGGAGGAAGCACGACTGCGTCTCCTACGAAGATGTCGGAGTTTGCAGTTCCCAGTCCCGCGTCAACGAGGATCTTGACAACGCACTCCTCCCACGCAACGACGGGAGCCTGTGCCATGGCATTGAAGTTTACGCTGAACCTGTTCCTCTTCTGAGGATCGAGACCTATACCGAACGGCCTCTGTTCAGCGAGGATCTCTATGAACTTGGTGCTCATAGTCCCTCGAGGATACTACGAACCTGTATGCGAGCCGCGATTCGCTGCTCGAGTCCAGGAACGGCGTCCATCATCGGGCGCTCGAGGTACTTGGGACCTCGACCCTTGGGACTGAACGCGATGACTTTGCCCTGCCAGCTGGGCGGATCAAAACCCGACGGGGTCTCGTGCACGACGTGCGCGTAGTCAGCCGCTGCACCACCGAATCCGAGCACGACTCCGATCTCGTTTGACTGCAGTGCGTAGACCCTGTTCTTCACGGAGTCTACGAACCCAGAGTTGCGGAGTGTCCCCAGGTCCACTGGGACGAACTCCATCTTACTGCGCGTCATGATCAGCTCAGCCTCGATCCTGAGTGCACCCTCGACGGTGTCAGGAAACTTACGCGCGATGGCCTTGATCTTCCGCCCCATCGCATCGACGCCCTTAAAGGTCATCCCAGGCTGACCCCCGCCATGTCGAGTTGGCCCTGGATGCTCCCTGCAGCGCATCCCGACTGCCCACCAGCACCGGCGGGCCACGGACCGGGGGCAACCTGTACACCAGGTGCATCGATGCCACCAGGAGGTCCCTGGACGATCGCGTCCATGGCCGCGTCGAGCTGCCGAGCGATCATGACCGACTCGAGCTCGCGCCTGAACGCGACGCCAACGTTGTCCCACTGTAGTCGGGGCCTCGCCGTCAGCTCGAGCCCGAGCTCACGATGTCGATCGCGAGCGGCGGCGTATGCGTACAACCTCCACAGGGCCTTGACCGTCTCCTCGCCGTCGGGAATACCTCCCACGGTGTACGGAAAGTCGTTGAGGGGAGCTGACAATGCAGTTGACGTGCAGGGGATCTTCACCGCTGCGTCCTCGGTCCACTCACCGAGTGCCGACCAGTCGGGCACCACGCAGGGGACGCCGCATGCCATGGCCTCATGCGTCGTGAGGCCCCAACCCTCGCCCTGTGTGGTGGTGAGGCACACGTCGAATGAGCTGTACACGAGCGCCATCGCCTCCTCAGAGACGGGTGACCTCGGCGATGGAGACGCCGTGAACACGCGCTTCACAAGTTCGTCACCGTAGTACGCGGCCAGCGCGCGAATGTCGCAGGCCTTCTCACCCGTAGGCGCGATGTGCATGTAGAGGTACGCGTTCGTGATCCCGTAACGCTTAATGAACTCAGCGAAGTAGCGCATCGCAAGGTCGATCCTCTTGCGAGGCTGGTTCCTACCCACGACGCCCACCACAAACGCGTCCTCGGGAAACCCCTCAGGACACACAGCGCGCCTTGCTGTCGCGCGGTCACGGGGGTAGAACACCGACGAGTTCACCCCGAGTGGAACGATGGAAGAGGTCCCCTCGTATCCTCCCAGGCGCAGCTCGTCGATCGCGAACTGAGTCCAAGTGATGAGGTGCGCCAACTGGTTGAGCTCAGAGCTACGAGGATGATTCCTCGCGTCGACAGCGAGCCACCCGATCACTGGAACCTTGACCTTCTCCTTCGTCAACAGGTCCATGTAGGGGCCCACGTTCCACGGGTCGTTGAGTAGGACTACGACGTCTGGCTTGAGCTGCTTCACCAGCGAGGGCAACCTCAGGACACCGTACAAGTCCGACTCTCCGTATACCGTCCTCGAGTGCGCTGGGAAGATGTCGTACGGGTAGCGATGAGGATCGCCGTTAGCGCTGATCCCGAGGACGAAGACCTCGTGGCCCGACTTCACGAGCTCTCCACAGACGGCCCTCGTGCATCGCGCGAACCCCGTGCTGACGGTGGGGGAGTCGCCGACCCAGAGGACCCTCACACCGACACCTCTTGACGAGAGGTCACCTTACTCCAGAACTTCGAGCAGGCGTCCTCCCACCCGAAAGGCTCCCACCTTGTTGGACCTAGCGTGAAGTCTCTAGGGTCGACACTCATGGCCTCCACGAGGTGCCCCACCAGCTCCTCACCGTGACACTCGGGAATCAACAGCGCGTGACCACCGTACCAGTGACGAGTCGCGGGTTGGTCGAAGACGATCGGTAGCGCGCCGCATGAGAGTCCTTCGGCCGCGGGAAGCTCGAACCCCTCGACGTGGCGAAGAGCCGCTACCCACGACGCCTGACTGTACACCTCGGCGAGGCCCTCGTCTGACAGCCACCCCGTAGAGCGCCACGTCTTGGGAGTGTTCATTCCCTCGACGGAGGTAGCACCGGTGTGCAGTACCCCGATGCCGAGCCTACGAGCGGCCTCCCAGACCTCGTCGATGGCCTCGGCGTTGGGCGCTGACACGTAGCCCGACGTGGTCACTAGTCGCCGACGCATCATCGTGCGAGGGGCGTTCTTGAACGCATCGTCGACGCCGAGTGGCGCGTGAATGTAGTCTACTCCCAGCGGAAGCAGGTAGTAGCTCCACACGGCGGCCGCGCTCGCCCAGATGTCGCGCCACGCCTCAGGGTCCGGCCTTCCCGCGCACGTTCGCAGGCAGCATTGGACGATCGCGTAGCGCTGACCGCGCGTCATGATGCTCAATGTCTCATCATAGACGTCGTCGATCGCGTACATCACGATTACGTCCGCGGAGCTCTTGTCCCTCGTGATCTCAACGCCGACCGGAGCGTGTCGCTCTAGCGCATTCGCAATCCTCACCATCGCATGGCTGTACGTTCCCGTCGGTTGTACGAATGCTCTCATGGTCTGTCTGTCTCCCGTGTGATGATGGTCTCACCTCCTGCGCTAGCAGCTACCCATGCGTCGGGATTTCGCTCCTCATGCCAGGGAATTGAGACCGCCGTGTCCCGCCCCGCGCACAGGTGACAACACCCGAGCGGCTCAGAGCGGTCTAAGTACGCGCGAAGCTGCTCCTCCCTGAGTCCTGCGATTGGTATTCCATCCGTTCCATACGGCTTTCCCTGAACTAGCATCGGCATCGATGGAGCGCAGCAGCACGTGAAGAACCACCCGTAGTTCGCGCTGCGGCTGAAGCTGCGAAAGAAGCACCCGGCGAACTTGGCGCGCGTTTCCCGCGGACTGGTCGGTACGGGCTCGAGCAACGTCTTGAAGTTGGGATATCGACGCTCGTCCTTCGTCACCAGCTCGACGCCGTACTGCTCACACCTCTCGGCTATGAGCGCGAGACTGTCGTCGGTGTGCTTGCCTTCGTAGACGCTGAGGACCAGGATGTCGAACGACCGCCAGAACTCTGACTTCATCCGATGTGCAAACATTCCGTTGGTCCAGCACTCTGTCTTATCTGCAACCCCTGAGTCGCGCGCGATTAGGAGGATGTCAACGAGCTTGGGGTGAAGCAGGGGCTCACCACCCAGCGCTCCCCATCTGTCAGCGTGCATGATCATTGCGAGGTGATTGAGGTCAGCACGCACCTGATCAGGGTCCGCCTTCCAGGGTCCTCCCTTCAGCGTCCTCCACAGCGGGACCTCGTGGTTGCAACCCACGCACGACAGGTTGCACGCCTGGGTCACATCGGTCTCGAGGTGAGGCATGCACACCGTCACAGCTCTACCACCCCGATGCCACCCCATGGGCCGTTGATGCAGAACTCCCGCCTACGTGATTCTGGGAAGTAGCTCCAGAAGCGAGCGACTCCCTGTCCTGCACCCCTCGTGATCTCGGTGTCGACGATGTCGTGCATTGCGACGCACCCGCCGTGCTTTACGAGCGGCGTGTACATCGCCCAGTCGGCCGTGATGCCAGCCATGGTGTGGTCGCCGTCGAGGAAGAGGAAGTCTACCTGCTCACCGTTGAGCGCGCTTACGACCCTCTGACGCGTCTCGACGCTGTGCGAGTCGCCGAGCACGAAGCGATAACGCGGCAGGTCAGCCTCCATCTGACGTGCCTTCGCCAGGGTGTCCTCCTCACCGAGGCTCCACTGACCGACCCAGTCGACGCCGATGACCAGCCCCGTGGCGATCTCGTGCCAGCGTTCAGCGGTCCCACCGTGTCGCACACCGATCTCGATCACGTGGTGAGGACGCCTCGCGAGGAGCCACTCTGAGAATGGCTCGATCTCCTCACCGTGCTGCTCCATGACGTACTTGCTCACTGCCTACACGCGTCCTCTAATGCCCAGTCGAATGCCTCGCTCAGCGGGCGAATGGTCAGCGGTGAAATGCACTCCTCTGGGATGCTGAATGCGCGAAAGTTGTCGCCTGCACCCTGCTGGACCGAGTTGTAGCGCGCGACGATCTCGTGACGCTGCTTTAAAGTCTTCACAACGAACTTGTGGTGAATCAGCACGACTGGTGCTAGTCGACCACCGCCGAACGGACTTCCACAGTGGATCGAGTTCCGACCTCCCGCCATCTCACGCGTGCTCAACCTAGTCTGGTGATCGGTCCACAAGGGGCCACACGCGTAGTAACTGTCGGGTAGGCCACGAACTAGGTGGGCACGTGGGAACTTCCAGTGCTTATACTCTCGATAGGCTCCTGCGGACAGCCACTCGAGCATGGCAGGCGAGATGCTCTCGTCGTCGTCGATGCGTAGTACGTACCCACGTGATGTCGCGGCTACAGCCTCGTCGTGAACGCTCTCGATGTATCCTGCCGAGTGCACCGGGATGATGACGTCAGGACTCTCCATGTTCAACAGGGACATCCTAACGTCCGTCGCACCTGGGTGATCGTACGCTATGACGAGCTGTGCACCCAGTGAATGCGTTGCGTCAGCCAGTCCTACGAGTAGGCTAGCAACACACGGTTCGCCGCGCGTCACACAGAGGATCGAGAGGTCGAAGCAGCTACCCAAGGAACACCTCGGTCGCAACCGGGATCCCCGTGACGCGGTCGATGAACCCACCCATGTCGAGGATGGGCCCGGTCGTTCCATCGGGAAGTGTGATGACGTCGTTGTCGTCGATCCCCTGTCCTGCGGTCGCGGCGAGGAGCGCGTCGACGTCGAGGAACGTGATGGACGCGCGACTCACTGACAGCAGGCCCGCAGTCGTGCGAACCTGACGCTGCTGCCAGTCTACTACTGCACGAAGATTGACTGCAGCCGCATACGTCTTATCGCCGAGCAAATCCTGCCCAGTCCACCTCTGGTAGGACACCATGGGCTGGAGGTCCTTCGTCACGTTATCGGCGATCTTGACACCGGCGCGTACGACGTCGAGGAGTCCCATGTCCTACACGAGCTCCAGGGATCCTGCACGAGCACCGGTGATCGTCTCCTCGACGAACCATGCCTCAGGGAGTAGGTTGAGTACCGCGCCGGGGATGACGTGCTTCTCTATCATGTCCTTGAACGTCACTGCCACTGACCCAGCCCTGACGGAGGTGATTCCCTGCACGATGACCGAGTTATCCAGCGTCGTGTCACCCATGAGCAACTGTCCTGCTAGCTCGGCGGTGGCCTCCTTGAGCTGCTTCGGCAGCGCGTTAGACGCGATCAACCTCCCATGTGGATCGAGCATCCCCTCGCGCGGCCACGCGAGCGCCTGGACGCTTGTTGCTACGACGCCGTTCCAATACCGTGACCTGACGCGCCAGAACTTACCGCCCACCTCCTTGATGTACGTCTTCCCGGCGAACATCGAGTCGATCAGGCGCGTCGCCATGATGATGGCAGCGGAGTTTGAGCCGTCAGCTCCTGCGGCGGGATTCCAGGGAGGCGTGAGGGGGAGCCTGCTCTCGAAGTACGCATCGGCCTCGTCCAGCGTGATGTAGCTGTTTGCGTCCGCTGCGCCGACGGTCGCGTTGATCGTGGGCAAGGCCCCCTCCTCCTCAGCTCAGCTCGTTGATCCGAACGTCGGCTGCGTCGAGGATCCCCTTGCGACCCTTGCCCGCGACCTCCGCATCGCGCAGGGCCTTGACCTTGGCGACGTCCTCGATCTTCTCGATGATGTCGATGACCTCGTCGACCTTCTTGTCCCCGATGTCCGAGAACTGCTTGGTGGACTTCGGCTCTCCGGTCTTCCCCGCATCGGCCGCCTCCTCCGCTGTCGCACGCGCGCGACCCGACAGCGGACGAAGGCGACCCGCGAACGTCGGCGAGTCGGCCTGCTCGTCGGTGAGGAGGAGGACCTTCTCTCCGCCCGGACCGTACTCGACGTTCTCACCCTTCTCCGTGTCGTACGCGTGGTGCGACCCGGAGATGAGTTCGTATGGATATTTCTTCTGCTCGCTCATCTCAGACGCTCCTCATCTGCTTCGAAGTGTCAACGTCCCTCTTGCGAGGGGGCCAGTAGTATGAGTCCACACGGCGGCCACTGTCGTTCATGACATAGACGGAGTGGCCATCGCGCGGGAGCTCGATCTCCCTGTCTTGATTGGTTGTTTTGATGATGAGCCGATCCTTCTTCTCGATGACGTCGAAGTCTTCGCACAAGAAGGATCGGTTGTGAACGTCCTCGTCCTGTTGAGTAGGACCGCTGACGACCTTCATCATCATCGTCCTTGGGGGGTTGATCACGTCTGTCTGTCTCCCGTTCTGTCGGTCCACCGGTCCTAGCAGTGATGCTAGGTGGTGTTGCCGAGGACGATTCCGCTCTTGTCCTCGACGGTGGACTTGGGCCGCACGATCATGCAGGCCAGGACGAGGAAGAACTCCTCCCACCCGGCGCCGTCCTCCCACGAGACCGACGCAGGCGTCTGGCCGACGACAACGTCGATGACGTCCGAGGTCATCTGCACGAGGGCCGTGCGGTTCGCCGGCAGACGGTCTGCGATCCGGTAGCGGATCGGTCGACCGCCGAAATCGAGCGACTGTAGACGCTCGAGCGTGGTGCCGGAGGTGCCACTCTTGAAGTCACCGGAGACCTTGAGACCGTAGTTCCCCGGCATGTAGAAGTTGTAGGGGCCGAAGAAGCCCTTGCCCTGAGCCACCCCCACCATGTTCAGGACGTCCTGCACGATGTCCTCACCGCTGTGACCCGCGGCGGTCCAGGCCTCGTTGTCGATGTAGGCCTGCGAGTTCACGTCGGGTGCGTTGAGAAGGCCCGGTGCGGAGTTTCCCTTGACCGTGAATCCGGCGCCGTTGATCCCCTGGTCCTCGACTGCCTCGTTCACGTTGCGGGTGGCTCCCTGAACGTGCGACACGTCGAGGGGCTGACCGATCCGCTCGGATGCAGCGAGCTCCCGCGCGTTGAACGAGAAGTCGTCCCAGGTCAGGAACACCGGGATGATGACTTCGTCCTGGTCCTGCACCTGACGCTCGCCCCTGGCCTTGGGAACCATGGTGCGCTGCGCGTGACCGGCGCGCCCCGACCGACGGTATCCGAGCTCGGTCACCGCCAGCCAGTTGGGAAGGGGCCGCGTCAACCCCTCGGCAATGAGGTCATCGACGAGGGTGAGACGTTCGACACCGACGCCGACCACCGCGTCGTCGAAGAGCAGCTGAGTGTCACGGGGGAGCGGTGATGCGGCGCGGAACTCTCCCAGGGCCCGCTCCGGACCCACGTGGCGAATGAGGCTGAGGAGTCGCCGCTGGAAGTTGCCCGGTGCCTGCTGAGCACCGGAGGGACTGTACATGAAGTGTGCGTTTCGCATCACAGCACCTCCACCCGGATGCGAGTTCTCGTGGTGACGGCGCCGACGCCCTCGACGGCGACGAACCGGATGTCACCGGTGGCCGCCGCCTTCAGCGTACCGTTGCCGGCCGACTGGAGGCGTGCCGAGACCGCGATGTTCTGTCCGGAGTCGACGAGACCCCAGAACTGCGCGCCGGGGCGAAGGGCCCCTGCCTTGACGAGGTCCTCGTCGCTGTAGGCGTAGTCGACGCCCACGTTCACCTCGATCTGCTCGAGCGCGACGACCACCTGCACCGGCTCGTCGGCCGAGTCGTGCACCCCCCAGGCGAGGGCGCCGCCGTCGTTGTGGTACTCGAGCAACATCCCGGGGATGATGGTCTCGACTGCCTTGAGGTCGTTGATGACGGTGCATCCGCTCTCTCCCCCAGGGCCGTCACCTCCCCCGAGGTAGATCGTGTTGGGAGCTCGCTTTGTGATTGCCATCTCTTCTCTCCGGTCCTCCCGACCTTACTGCGTTTTCTTTTTCCTTCAGCTCGATTCGTCGAACGTTCGACGACGAGCTAGCTGACCTGCGCGTTGGTGCCCAGCCTCTTGGCCGCGCGCTCCGCAACGCGGTAACCGTCGGGCGGGTTGCGGATCGAGGGGTGATCCTCCTCGTCGTCCGCGGAGCTCGAGCTCTCGGCGACGCCCGAGCCAATGAAGCTGCGCTCCAGCTCGCGATCCTCGGCGACGCCGGCGACTTTCGCCAGGAGCACGAGGTCCTCCGTGGTGCGCGACTGGAGGTCCTTCTCCGTCAGGCCCTTCTTCGCGCCGACGATGGACTTGATCAGTCCCTTGCGACGCCTCGCGTCCGTACGCTTGGCATCGGCGACGAGCTGGCGGATCGAGTCAGGAGCGTCCGCGAGGAACTCCTCCTCGGTCTTCCTCTTCGAGGCCTTGACGGCGGGAGGAGGCGTCTCAGTGCCATCCTCCTCTTCGTCCTCGTCCTCCTCGTCGACGTTCGTCGGGTCGGGGAACGCGTCCTCGAGGGCCTTGAGCTTGTCCTCGCTCATGGCCTCGAGCATCGCTCGGTTGCTCTCCTCGAACGGCGACGCCGAGTTGGCGATCAGCCGCCCCACCGCGTCCTTCTTCTTCATCTCGATGCCTCCTTCTCGGGTCGGGGCGGCATGCCCAGTCCCCGCTTCAGCGGCCGCATCCTTCGCAGCCGCGGTTTCGACGTGACAAGTGCACTTGGGATCCTTGGCTGCGCTCATCACGGGCTCGTACGACATGCGAGGCTCGACCTCCTCACGGTCGTCGGCCAGCGTGACTGCTGCCCCGTCGATGGTGTAGGACCTGCGATAGTAGTAGTACTCGCCCTCAGGACAGACGACGTACACCACCTTCGACTGGTCGGGGAACACCTCCACGACTGCGTCGAACCCCGGCTCGACGGCCCTGATCGCTCCCCACAGCGAGTCGCGCAGCTCGACGTCGGACATACCGTCGTCCTCCGCCGCCGTGAGCTTGATGCGCGAGAGGATCCTCGTCAGGAGCGACGGCGCACTCTTCTTCACCTTCTTGGCGTCTCCCATCTCCTTCTCCTTCTTTGCAGCCCTGGGTGCACCGCAGCCCATGTCGTTTGAGCACGCGCCATCGCTCCCGTTCAACCCCATCGCCAGGTGGTCCGGGAGGATGTCGCGCCACGAGAGCTCGTACTCCTCGCCGCTGGGCGACACGCCTGGCGTCTCGTCCTGCGTTATGTAGCAGCCGACTGAGACCTCTACCATCTCGCCGGCAGAGCACTTCTCCACCACCATCGTCGCCGACGGACCGACCTCCTCTGCCCTCTTGGGGTCGAGCCACGCCTCGCCCTTGAGTTTTCCGTCCTCGAAGGTCGCGCCGAAGACCCACCCGAAGCACATCGCCTGTAGGATCTCGGGGACGTTGGCCGAACTGCGTCCTCCGTACGGGTGGTCTGGTACCACGGGGCGGCCGCTCCACCCGGGGGCAGAGAGCGCAAGCTCGCCTGCAGGCACGAACTCCGGTCCCTTCGAGTTGAGCGGCCTCACGACGGCGTTCCCGATCAGCATGACGACCGGGAACACCAGGAACTCGACGCCGTACAACGTCTCGATGCGCGACTTCGATGTATCGGCTAAAAACCGCGTGGTCAGCGTGCGATGTTGCCTCACCTTCCCGCCCTCTCGATGTCCTCGTCGGTTGCGATGCCCTGCCCGCACCTGCAGTTGGGCTCCTCTCCCGGCTCGATGCCGGTCGAGAAGGGTTCGTCGATGCCGGTAACCTCCCCGTTAAGGAGGACGTGCGAGGGACGCTCGCGACCGTCGTCCGTTCCTATCCAGACGCGCATCGACCCGAGGGGGAGGCTGCCCGTCTCCTGCGCCTGCCTCCACAGTTCACGCTGGCCCTCGTTAGCGGACCTCATCGTCTCCGTGCGTGCGATCAACTCGGCACGCGCGTTGAGCATCTTCTTAGCACGACGCGCGACCTGCGACTCGGTGACGCCCTCTCCAGCGGCGAACCTCTCGAGGGTGATTGCCTGGTCAGGACGAAGACCGATCGACTGGCGTACGAGGCGAGCGAGGGACAGGGGAGGTATGCCATCCGCTATGCCGCGCGCGACTAGGTCGCGTATTGCCTCGCGGGTCGCGGCCGAAGCATGCGTGACCAGCTGTGCGGCCCTGCGCTGCGCCCAGCTGATCGCCCTCGGGTTAGCCCGATTGAACGACACCTGAAACGCGGGAGCTGCGCCTCGTATGTCGACGTCATCCAGCGACCGACGCGTCGACCTGAACCACCCGCCTCTCTTGCGAGCGATCCTCGCGGCGGCCTCTCCCGCATCGGACATCGTGTCGTGCAGGAGGTCGGGCAGCGTCTTACGAAGCTTCTCCTCCGCTGCCTCGAGCGACCTCACGACGATGCGCTGTACCTCGTGTATGTCGGCACCTGCGACTGCGTTCTCGAGGACCTGTGCGTTGATCGATGCAGCTGCAGTGAACCATGAAGAGAGGACTGAGGCCGTGACCCTTCGCCTGTTCTTGTCCGCAGCCTGGTGCACGAGCTTGTACTCGGACGAGCGAGCCGACATGTGACGGGTATTGACCGTGGGCTGTTCCTCGTCACCATCGTCCGCGGGCACTACGGGAGGAGGCGTCTCGTCGTCGGTCTCGTCGTCAGGATCGGGCGTCGTCTCGTCGCTCGCCTCCATTCCGAGGTACTTCTCCCTCAGCTCGTTTGCGGTGACGATGACGACGCCCTCTGCCGCCGACTGCGACGCGTTCGCGGCTGCGATCTTCCCTACGATGCCCGCGATCTCGTCGGGCGTCATCTTCTTGTCGTTGGGGAACTCGACCGTCCTCTCGAGGGGTTCAGGCAGCGCGCCGTTCTCGACCAAGCGATCGATGAACTCCTCTACGATGGGGGACGCGTGCTCCTGCTTGCGCTCGTCGACACGATCGTCCCAGTTGCTACGATCCTGCGTCGAGGACTGCTCACCGCGCTCGGACCCCATCAAGATGCGCTGCGGAATCCCTGTGGTACCCGAGATAAGGTCCATCAGGGAGTTGACGTTTCCCCCGAAGTCACCCGCTGATGTTGACAGCGGCTTCATGTCGACGCCCACCGTCTTCACGAAGCGACGCAACTTGTGCTCGTATTCGTCGAGCTGCTCCTGCAGCTTCTCCTTGGCCTCTGGGGTGAACTCCACGTCGGGGTCCACGTTGACGTTGAACCCGGGGTCCGCCCTCTTCCAAGCTGCCTCAGACCCACCACCCGAGACCTTCACCAGGTCGTCGAGGTGGTTCCACACGGCGCGGAGGCGGGGCTTTCCAAACACCTCGTCCTCGAGGCATCCCTCTGCGACGTGTATGATCCGTGACCAGTGGATCTTCTTGCTGACACCGTCACCCAGGTTGCAGTCGTAGAATTCGGGAAGACCGAACCTCTTGTCGAGGACGTCCTTGACCTTCGAGTCGATCTTCGCCCTGTCCTGGCCGAGGGGCTTCAGGTAGAGGATGTCCTCCTGTGACTTCATCCTCGGGAGCGGTGTCGCGAGGTCACCGGGGGCGCCAATGAGGAGGACTGCGTACTCACCCAACTGACAGAGGATGTCGACCCTAACGAACTTGGCCCAAAGACGTAGCCTCTTGGCCATGTCGTAGAGGGCCTCCTCGAACGGCGTGACGTTCTCTACGTCTGGGTCCTCGAAGACGTTCACGCCGGCGGACCAGGTGGCCCGTGGGTATGCCTCGATGATCCTCTCCGCTATGCCGCCCCTCTCGTAGCGATAGCGGTAGTCTTTGGTTGACAGTCTCTCGAGGTAGCCCAGGGCTACGTCGATGTGCCTCTTCCCAGCGAACGTCGTCCCTATCTTGCCCGCTAGGGTGGACCTGTCTACGATCTCCGATACCAGCGACCGCGTGAGACGATCGAAGTCACGGGCTCGACGCCTGTGTGTGATGTCAGTGACGGAGCCTAGGCGGGAGGATGGCTGTTGGTTGCGGCGGATTGACGCCAAGGTCGAGACTTCACCGAGGATTGGGACCTAGTCCCTCGACCCAATAGCAGCAAGGCGTCTGTCGCGTCGTGTCTGAGAAGATTGTACACAACAACCCCTGGAATTGAAAGGACCGCGAGCTACTTGGTCCTAGGAAGCACGACCTGCACTGGCTTCCATGGGGTAACTGGACTTACCCTGCCCGGGCAGATGACGTACCGCGCGTCGATGGACGTCCTCGTGTCCTCGTCCACTCGTTGCTTGGCCTGCTCCCGGTCCGCGATCTCGTGAGCCCTGACCAACGCGTCCTCGAGAGTGAACATGCTTTACTCCTATGGCTTAATGCCTACGAACCTTCTCTGCACCGACACATACGACTGAAGCTCACTCTCTCCTCGTAAGACAGACCCGATGTACATCGCGAGCGTCTCGGTTAGGAACCAAGACACAAAAGACTCGATCACACGTGTGTCATCGACCCGTATTGCTACCACGTTAGGTCCCTCTTCTCGGGCTTGCCCTCTAGGAAGTTGAAACCCTCTGAGCACGCGTCGACGAGGTCCGCTCCCTCGCCGCCGCTCTCGCCAGTGAACGAGTGCAGCTGCCCGAGGACGCGCTCGTTCCACGGGGCGGGCGCGATCTTCACCCTACCCAGTGAGACGACCTCCCCGTTGGCCTCGATCGGCTGCGCGGCTGACGACATCGGTCGAGCCCTCACCCTCTTAGATCCACTCGGACGGTAGAGCTCGCACTTGTGTCCCTTCTTCGTAAGGAGGCGACGTGTGGCCTCACCGTCGGCCTTTCCCGCGGCTGCGGGGTCCTGCGGTGTCAGGTTCATGCACGACCCATGCCTCATTGACAGCGCGACCCACTTCTTATCTGCATCCGCGACCGAGAGCTGTAGGGCCTTGACGTTAACGGCGCCCTCGTGAACCTCCACGACGTCGATGATGACGACGACGCCGTCCTTCGTCCTTCCCATGAGGACCCCGCACGTGGCGTCACCGCCATTAGGCGTAGCGGCGACGTCCCATGACCTCACCAGGTCCTCGAAGTCACACGCATCGGGCTTCACGGGCAGGGTCTCGAACCAGAAGTCCCTGAATACGCCACCGCCCTCACTGGGCTTGGGCCAACCCTGGTCGATCGCAGCCCAGAAGTACGCGCCTCGATTGCGCCTAGTGCTCTCGACTGACTCCTTCGACGCGAGCTCAGGACAGAGGACCTCGCCTGGCTTACGCCAGTCAGGCTCGATCGTCCAGTGCTTCGGGTAGAGGTCCCTGGGTATCGTCTCCATGATGTGAGGAAAGTGGACCACGTGCCAGGGCTCCGGGTCGTTCTTCCCCAGCTCGATGACGTGTCCTCCCAGATCCCGCATGTTCCACCGTGTCTGGATGTGCAACTGCGACAGCGGGCGATCTGAGAAGCGAGACTCACGGGCGAGCCATGTTGACCCGTACCAGTCACGGTTGCGCTGCTGGATAGGAGGAGATGCTGCCTCCTCATGGTTCTTCACGGGGTCGTCCACGATCAGGAGGGACGCGGGCTTACCGGTGGCTGATCCTCCGATGCCCGCGGTCCACATCCCCCCTCCGTGCTCCGTCTCCCACCCTGATGCAGCCTCAGCCCCCGGCCTGAGCCTCCCGCCGTCGGCGACGAACGCGTCGCGCGCGTCACGACCACGAATCGATGCGAGTGATGCACCGTAAGATGCGAGCCCTACCCAGAGGTGGGGATACCTCCGGAGGAAGGTCGCAGGGAAGAACTTCCCGGCCATCGTACTCTTGCCATACTGAGGAGGCATCACGATCATCACGCGACGCAGGGTCCCCTCCATGATCCGGTCCAAGACCGAGCACAGGATGATCGAGTGGTTGAACCACTTCAGGTTGGGCTGCACGCGGGTGGCTAGGGCGCGTGTCGTGAGCCCATCAGGCTCGTCAGGCTCGACCTGCGGAGGTGTGTCATCCTCGAGGAGTCCACGCCTGAAGTCCTCGAGATGCCTCTGCCAGGCTGTCGTCACGAGTGACATGATCAGAGGAGGAAGTAGACGTCGACTGAGTTCTTCAACCCAGTGTGACTAGCATAATCGTGTACCCGCACTGCCCTCCCAAGCATACGTCCCTCGCGAGAATTCTCGAGCTTGACGACCTTTCCGTCGCGAAACCCTACTAACTCTCCCACCAGGATGGGCTCGCCAGCCTCGAACCTATATACACCGAAGCCGATCCAGCCGTATGGCAAGGTCGTAGGCGTCTTACACGCCACGAGGTCGGCGGTCCTCTGTTCTGGCTTCTTAGTTAGAGCCTTCACTACTGACGGTCCCAAGAGGGGCACCGCGCATAGGACCCCGAAGAACGTCCTACGATTCATCTTGTCCTCCTCCTATGGCCTTCGTCCTAACCAGCTCGAACGCTCCTCCTCCGACTCCCTGTGCCAGGTCGAGCACGCGCAACGTATACTCAGAGAGCACCTTCTTCTCGACGGGGAGGCTCTTGGCCTCCGTAATGAGCGCACGAATGAACGTGTTGATGTTCTCGATGAGCACGCTCTCGGAGAGCAGCTTCTGATACTGGATCTCGGTGCGTGCGAGCTTGTCTCGCGTCGTAAGGTTCTCGCGCACCTCCTTCCAGACTCCAGCGACGATCTGCACCGACGAGAGCAGCTCGTCCATGCGAACGAGCGCTGCGCGTTGCTCAGCTGGATTGCCTGACTCTATGGCCTCAGACAGGTCCACCATCGCCTCGCGTACCGAGTCGTTGAGCTGAGCAGTGTTGAGGTTGTCGAGGTTCTCTAGGAGCTCACTCGTGCGCGCGTCGACGATGCCTATCTCCTGCCGGTTCGACGCAACGTCGTCGACGGTAACGGCATCGAGGTGCCTCCTCAGCCTCTCGGGTATGACGGCTATGTACTTGCTGTGACGCCCGTCCTTGTACCTACCGTGCGCAGGTCCGGTGAGGGACGCGCCCCCGTGGAACTTGCACCTCTTGCGACCCACCGAGGGATACGCACTGCAGTACCTCTGAGGCTGCCCCTCCTCGTGCTTGATGCGTGCACCGCACCTTCCCTCTATGGGCTCAAGAGTACCCCGTGGCTTATCGTTGTCTCGCAGGCACCACCTCCACGAAAGCCCATACGATGAAGGACCCATCCCTCGCCCGCATGAACGCCGTCACCGACCCAAAGCGGATCATCAGGATGAGGTAGTCATACCCGACTTGCTTGGACAGCGTCAGCGGGCGAAGGATGGGCACTGGTCCTCGTCCTCCTAGCCCCCGTCGAGGGCCCGGAACGGCTTGGGCTCGACCTCCACCGACGGAGCCTCCTCCTCGGTCGGACGCACGGCGGTCTCCTCGGTCGGAGACACAGGTGTCTCCTCGAAGGGCAGGACCTCGACGACCTCCGGACCCGCGGCCTCCGCGGGAACCGCGGCCACCGCCGTCGCGAGGTCTCCCACGCTGGCCTCGAACTCGTCGACGATCGCGCGCACCGCGGCCTCGTCGCCAGCGTTCTCGCGGATGCGCTCGATGAGTCCGTTGATCGCGGCGGTCGCGCCATCGATGACCGTGTCCGCCTGCTGTACCTTCTCCAGGAGTCGCTGAGTCTGGTTCATCAATTCCTCCAGTTGACACATGAGTTCGTCTGCATTGATCTTGAGGACCACCTCGACCTCGACGTCCGCCGAGACCTTGATGACCCACGACATCATCCTGCGAAACCAGCCCGGTCTCGCCATGCATCACCTCCCGTTCAATGCGTTACCCACGCTCGTACACCTGACGAGGCCTCTTGTCGCGAAAGCTGTAGACCTCGAAGATGCGCGCTCCCAGCTCGAAGATGCGAACAACATGCTCGTCACCAGGGCGAGCCTTCATCTTATGCGGGCCGCCGATCAACCGTGCTCCCTCAGGAAGGTCCTCGAGCATGGTCATCGGCCTCTGTGGGTAGTTGGGAGATCCCCTCACCTCGTCGTCTTGACCCCCGGATCGGGCTTCTCGTCAGGAAGGGTGATCCTCTCACCCGTGAGGCGCTCGATGATCGCAATGAGCTCCATGACCTCCTGCCCGCGTGACCCGAGTGCGCCCAACTTTGCGAGCTCGCACACGGAGCGCTCATCAGCGGTTAGGATCTGCTTGAACACAACGTAAGGCGAACGCTCTCTCACCGACTCTCCGAACTCGACGCGCCCGACTGGGAGCGATCCTACGATGGTCTTCGGTGAGCCTTGCATGTCGTCGTCCCTCGAGAAGTCGTAACCTGATTTGCGATACCTAAGTGTTATGGCTTAGCGATCTTCTTCATCTCCTCCCTGATCTTCTTCCTAGCCTGACGCCTCTGCTTCTTCGTTCCCATAGGCTTGTCCCTGCGCTTGAGGGCGCCACTCTCCTGGACGTCGTACACCGACCCGTCCTCCATGCGCAGGGCCTTCCCAGGTTTGATCTCAAGGGAGAGGACGCGAAGGATCTTTTGCTTGATGCTCCTGACGACCTTCCCCTGCGCGTCCTTGAGGGACTGCGCCTTCGGGTGCACGGTGCGGTAGTACTGCATCACGGCCTCCCCCGGTCGAGGATCGCCTGCCGAATCATCCCGTCGAGCTTCTTGGCCCACAGCACTGTAGCCCGTAGGTCCACGAGTGCGTCGTGGGCATCCCCCTCCAGCACGGGTCGACCCTCGTCGTCATACGTACACATGATCCCGTGCACCTTGCGGATGGACTCGAGGTGGAGCTCGACGTCGACCACCCCGTGCCGCAGGTGCTCGAGCCACACTGCGAGCTGCAGAGTGTCGAGGGCCTTGTGAGATACGGGGCAGAACCTCGCACCGTACCACTCACGGAGGAACGGGAGGTCAAACGTGATGATGTTCTGACCGCCCATCCTCGCAACGCTGTAGGGCCTGAACGGCGGTTTCTTGCTCACGCAGCGCAGGCACTTGTGGCGCTCGAGGAACCCATGCACCAGTGCCAGTGCCTTCCACGGCGGGACCGCGATCGCATCCCACTCCTCTGCCGTGTAGTTCTTGAAGCAGTTGCCCTCGATCGCACCCGGGTCTACGTAGTCCCGATTGAGGGGGTCGAACTTGAGCTTGACCTCGAGCGTCTCGACCTCCTCGTAGGTCTCGTGATTCACAGCCATGCCTGCGAACTGAATGATGCGATTCCTCTTCGGGTCGAGGCCAGTTGTCTCGAGGTCGAAGAACACCACGCGGGCGCCCCTATCAGCGTTCGTCGTGAGGCCCGTTTCGCTAGTCATGTCGCGTCGTTCTCCTAGTTACGACCAAACCCTTTCGGGGCCGGGTAAGTATCATACCATGGGGTAAGTCGTCGTGAGTTATTACATAACCAACCAAGAAGTTATACATAGTTAAACCTCAAGACGTGTTCACGTAAGTTGTTGCGCTGATTCGTGTTAACCGTGATTTTTTCGTCATTGTAAGATCTTACCATATACATAGTTAAACACGTTCTTAAACCACTCAAGGTGTTGAGTCCCCTAGCTTTATGTCCTCGAACTGCACGAGGTTTAACTTTTTTCCGGCTTTCATCCTCCTCCTCCTCCTCCTCCTCATTTGTCCAAAAAAGTTAAACCGTGGGAGAATTTCACAGACTAAGTCCAACGCGAACAACCACTTGAGTGGTTTAGGAATCTGTTTAAGCTGTTTAACACACACCGCGAGGCCTCACTCGATCTCATCATCAACCCCTGACCGTTCAGCGTGTTGCAACGAATCGACGACCTCATCCTCGGTGTTTAGGATTTCTGCCCGAGGTTTAGGAATCCTGAAGCAGCTCACGCTAGATGCGGCAATTCTGAGCGTAACGCGCTCCGCGCCTATCCCTCGAAGGGCCTCGAGCAGCCCTTTTCGGTCCCTCAGGGCACGAATTGCTGACCTATCGGCATAGTGGTCGAGAAAATTGGCCGCATGGACCCATATATGTTCGTAGTCCTTGAACCACCCGTAGTGCGCCAAGCTGGCCGACCGGCGCTTCAGGGTACTGGTCCTGTCCGACCCGGCCTGCTGCATGTCGAGGGGTTTGTACCAAAGCTGGTGGAGCAGGTCTCGAAGCCCTGCGTGGGGACCCGAGTCGCCCACCCGATTGACCATGGTCTTCGACATGGCAACGACGCACTCGACCCAGCCCGCGGGCTGCTTGACGTCGGCGTTGACGCCCGCGTCGATCGAGGCGTGGAGCCAACTCCTCCAGCTCACGAACTCAGCCACTGACGCGAACCTCGCGGGGTACTCCTGCCCGAGGACGTGGGCCACGTACGTCGGCTGCGACTCTCCTATGCGATCAACGCCCAACAACTCGAGCCCCAGGTGCTTTCGAACGAAGTCCTTGACCTTGCGGGTCGCGACCTCCCGGGCGAAGTCGCCCCCGTCTGCCGGTTCCGGCTCCCCTGGCTGGCCTTCCGGGCCCGATCCCGCCCCCGACTGCGGGTCTACCCCTCCCCGGCCAGGGGGCGTGCTAGGGACCTCCCTGGCCGCCAGCGCGAGCTCCTCCGCCTCGATCTCGTCCTCCCTGTCCTTGCGGACCTTGTCGCGCTCGCGCTCTGCCCACTCGAACGCACGAGCGATGGTGGAGACGTAGTAGCCCGGGTTGCGCGTCTTGAGCGGGTCGCGCTTGTGGGAGGTCGAGGCCGACTGCCACCTCCTGCGGTGGCTCACGATCAGGTCCGCGACCTCCTGCGGCGTCCACCCCGCCATCGCCGCCACGTTGGCGAGCGACTGGTCGTAGCCCGAGTTGGACTGGTCGCGAAGGTCGCGCCTGTCGTGGTCCCAGGTCCTCCTGAACTCGGGTAGGTTCTCGCACAGGGCCGAGAACCTCCCGGCTGGAACGTCAGCCTCCGGGTTGACAACGATCGGTCCCAGCTTGTCGATCGTAGCCTGCTGCCCCGCAGTCGCCCTCGTAGGCTCGACCGCGTACGGGTCGAGGTCCGAGGGCTGTAGCCTCGGACCGTCGTCGCTGATCAGCACCACCGACCTGGGCTTGTCGAGCTTTCGGTTGGACGTGCCCGGGATCCTCCCGATGCGCGCGAGGTCCCACACCGAGTCGATGCGGACGTCCCCGTTGC